TTGTATGCAGATAAATTATCTAGTGTAAACTTCTTATAGTCTTTTGGTGTAGCAAAAAACAAATCTACACTATTGTTTGGGTATGCCATAGAATACAAAGCCATCTGTCTTTTTTGGGCTTCTGTAGGTTTATACGGCATACGTGTTGATGTTTTTAAATCCACTATAGTATCTTTAAATCTAAAGTCAATATAACCCATAACAGGAACTGGCATATCATCAAACTGAACCTCTACTCTTTCTTGATAATCTTCTAGGTCTTTATATTTAAAGTTAGTATCTATAATTTCTCCAAAGTTTTTAAGTAGGTTTCTTTCTTTTTCTACCTTGACATCGCCCAAGTCAATCATAGACTCTGTGCATTTAGTCATAAACTCCATCTGTAACAAATCAAAATCAAACTTGCCTGTTTCATATTTTTTAGCTAGCACAGATTCTTGTACAATACCTCTGATTGCACCTGCTCCACTACTAGATTTAATACCAAAAAGATACCTAGCTACCCACATAGGTATGTCACTTATGTAGGTATTTATACTGCTAGGTGATAAGTATTTGATGCCATGCACCTCAAATGGGTTATTGCTTTTAATCATTAAGCGTCCACATCTACAAAATCATTTACAAGTTTTATATCTTTTTCAGAAACTTGACCTTGATTATTTGCTATTATATCATCCCAAGATGCTACAATTCTATCGTTGTGAACCTTAATCCAATCCATAAAGTCACCAAACATTTTATGGTCTTCCTCTGTTATATCTAACTTGTTAGTTAAATCTAACTGCATACTTGGAAGATAAAATTTGTTACCTGTATTTGTTGAAAACTCTTCTGTTTCTTCAAGGTTAATTATATGCTGTAGAGGAAGCCTTTCCATCTTGCTAAACTTGTTAAAGATATCTCCCATAGCTTTATAGGCATCTCTGTTATCTATCTCCCAAAGAACAGGAACTTTTGTTAACGTATCTGTTTCTTTGCCATCAGACTCCTGCACAGGTGCTAGCATTTCAACGACACCAAAAACACATCTGTTTCTCTTAATAGATTTAATTAATTCCTGCATTTCCTTTGGTAAGGATTGAAAGTCCTTTACATAGCCAGCAGGTTTACCACAGTTAAATGTACCTGCACTATCTTTTAAATCTATATTTAGATTATCTGACATAATGGTTTTATGATACACACCCTTTTTATCACCTTCTTTAGCTTTGTGGTTTTGTACATATCTTTTATACATATATCTTTGTGCAAATGGTCTAAACTTTGCCTTCTTTGCAAAATAATATGTAGAAGTTTCTCCTACAATTTCAAGCCTATAACAACCACCTTCAATAATTTCAGTTGTTATTTCTTTGCCTTTTGAGTTTACATCTTTACCCATAGTTGGTTGATGCCAAACCCTTAACCTATTGAGAACATTAGTTTTTTTACTCTCTCCTGTATTTGCAGACAGACCCATAGCTTTTGCCATAGCTGCATAATTATCTGTATTTATTGTTACTAATTCATTATTCATATATTTTTCTCCTTTTAAAGTAAGACAGTTATATCACACTACATCTTTCGTGTCAAGCCAATTATCTCCAATCTTTGCTTCTAATAATAAAGGTAAGTTAAAATCTATATCAAACATATTGTTTATTAAAGAAGTCATTTGTTTGTTAGTCTCACGAATAATATCTAATACAATGTTCACCTCACTTGGGTGAACGTCTATAACTATAGAATCATGTACAGTATTTACCACACATGACATATGCTTGTCAAGTGCTTTGTATATATGCACTAAAATTAAAGGTACAACATCTGCTGTTGCAAAAGACTGAACAGGATAATTTTTAATTTGTGTAAAGTGACTTACACCACCTGCTCTTTTTCTCTGCACATCAGGAAAAGAAAACTGTCTACCTGATGGT